TATCGATTGATTATCCAGCCCATGTCTTACCCCTAATATATTATATCAGCAATACCAAGCTCGACAGCTTCCTCTGCGTCAATATATACATTTGTCTTTCTTTGTATTAGTTTTCGCAAATGCGTTTCGGTCATATTTGTTTCAGCGGCCAAAGCTTTGACGTATTGCTTTTGTGTTATCTTTGCCTCTTCAAATTCATTTTCAACATCGTGCAAGTGACCATGTTGACCTGAAATTACACCGTGAATCATTACTCTGCAGTTTTTACCAATCTTTCTTTGGCCCTTGGTGCCGGCTGCCAATAGAAGTACGCCGGCAGACATAACCTTTCCCATACCTACGGTGTGTATCGGCACAACGTTACGAATTTCTCTCATGGTATCATAAACAGCAAACATATCCATTGCGGCTCCGCCATAAGTTGAAATACAAAATTCAATTGGCTCGGGCTCAACTTCTTCCTCTTCTGTGCTGCTTAATTTGGCGAGCATGATGCCTGATTCTGCCAAATACTTAAAACTATAAATTGCTTCTGAACATCTCTCTTCGTTGATGTCTCCATATATTCCTAGTATTCTCATCTTTGGAGCATCTGTCAACACCGAACTTAGATCAGAGAGGCTAATAGCTTCATACTCTTCTTTTGTTTCGCCTTTTTCTTCTTTCTTTTTCTTCTCTTTGCTAACGTTAAACATTTTTTATTCCTTTTTTCAAGTGTTTCATCGCGCCTTGCCAATCTTTAAATGTTGTGATTGATCTTAATCTTGTGGGGGTTAAGTTTCTTATGTTCAAGATAACTAGCCTCTGCCAAAATTGTAACGTCTGCTTGTCCTTTTCCAGCTGTTCAGTGGCTTTTTCTTCGTCAAGTTCTGATAGCTTGTCATAACTTTGCTGGCTAACTAAGCCGTAATTGTCACTCGCATTCTTAAGAAGAGACAATGCCGAAAGCAGCGCTTCATTAAATATAGTTGCGGCCATGGTAATGTTCAGCGCCTTGGCTACAATTTTATAAGAGATAATTCCCATTGCGTACCAAAAAACCGCTTGTAGCATTGTAAAATCCACTGTTTCCATTCACAACTCCAAATAAAAAGCCTGTTAGAATTCTAACAGGCTTTCAAGTTTCAGTTAACTAAAAGAATTCTCAATTAGTTTTTTTGCTGGCTTCAACAAGCCTTTTAGTGACTCTACGTAAAGTCTCACTAACCAGCCATCCGCCTCTGTCAGAATCAACCAATTCAATGTTAGCGCTGGTGAGCGCTTCTTCGAGATTCTCTTCGGTGACGTCTGTCTCTTCCTCTAGAGTATCTTCCGGCTCAGGACTAGGCTCTTCATCGCTCACAGGCGCATCCATATCCATTTCGGCCGGGCCATCATTTGCGACCGTCATGCTGCAGCCAGTCGCATCCTCAATTGCCGCGGCCACTGCGTTAACAAGAGAAACAACGTCGTCTGAGCATCCACCGTCTTCTGCAGACACGTCATCCTCAGCGTCTGGCATGCCCATATCTGGAGTGGGATCAGCGTCCATTTCGACTTCTGGATCTTCTTCATACATACCCATGCCCTCTTCTTGAACTTCGTTCTCGCTAACGGCTTCTTCTTTGAAGAAGTCTTCGTTTAGGGGCTGTAATTTGGCCAACTTCATGAACCTGCGTGTGGTTTCTTCTTTAAGTAAGCGCTTTTTCATAATTCTTTCTCCTTTTAGAAAACGGTTTTACAGTTTAAATTAAATAGTACGCAAAAGATACAAATGCATTTTTTACTACTCTAAATAGTATCTGGCTTGATCATTTTGCCTAGTTTTTTTAATGCCTTTTCTTCAATCTGTTTGATTCGCACAAAACTAACGCCCAAACGTTCAGAAGTTTCTCTCAAAGTCAAAGGCCCGTGCTTCGATATTGTCTCGTGTACACAATTTCTGTCTTCTTCGTAATCAACCCAAGAACGGCATTCTTTTATTGGGCATGACACATTTAATTTTTTGCAAGTCTCCAAACATTTCATAGATCCGGATGCTCCTGGGCTATAATATTAAACATATCTTCAATATCATCTTCGTCCAAGCCAAAAACTTTTTTAACCTCTTCTCCTTTCTTAAGCAGGCGTGAAGAGGCAGATCTTTTGTTTATTCCTTGTATGCTATTTTCTCCTTTATAGCGATCCAAATAAGAAATTATATTTTCATCATTGCTCAAATATCCAGTTATCATTGCGCGAAAGAAGTGAGATTGATTTAATCCATCGTGGCGCAAGCGTATTCTTAGATCAGCTTGTCTTTTCTCAGTGTCATAAAACATGAACTTCTTTCTTGTCTTTGGATCTGGGATTGTAGGATCTTTCATTTATTCCTCCCCAAAATATGTGTATTGCTTTCTACTTGACTTGAATTTGTCTGTCGTAAGAAATTTGCTTTACATCGAAACTCTGACAGGTTGCGTACACCTGAATAAGAAAGGCCGCTGCGAATACCGCCACTAATGTTCTCAAGGATAGCTGCAACACCTCCTTTGTACGGAACGGTAGTTGATATTCCTTCCGGCGTTGAAGATTTGCCTCTCCAGTCGATTTGTGCGTCTGATGAGGCCATACCTCTGTATACTTTATACTTTTTGCCTGTGTTACTAGAAAAGGTTTCACCCGGAGTCTCCTCGGTGCCGGCGAGCATTGATCCGATCATGACAAAATCTGCGCCGGCTGCATATGCCTTGATCATATCTCCGGTAGTTTTTATGCCACCATCGGCAATAATCTTTGAACTATAAGTAGTTTTAGATATCTCCAAAAGACTCTGAAAAGTTGGCATGCCATGGCCGGTCACCAATCTAGTAGAACAAATCGATCCTCCACCTATCCCAACACGAATTGAATCAGCACCCCAGGAGGCTAAAGCATCAAAGCCTTCCAAGGTTGCGACATTGCCGGCCATAATGTGCACGGATTCAGCAAAACGATCTTTAAGCGTCTTTAGGCACCTCTCCATCACGGAATGATGCCCGTGGGCTACATCGATGCAAAGTAATCGCGCGCCAACGGATCTAAGAGCCATTGCGCGAAGTTCAAAATCGTCAGTCATGCCAATTGCAGCACCCACTTGCATCTCGGCGTTTGAGGCCAGTGCATATGCTACTTTTTGAACCTGCTCTTCAACCTCACAATATCTATGAACTATACCTAAGCCGCCGGCCTTGTCCATTGCCGATGCCATATGACTTTCAGTAATTGTATCCATTGGGCTAGATATTACCGGGAGCTTCAAGTGTATATTGTCATCCAAATCGTTGCCTATGTCGACCTGTGATCTACTTTCAATGTCGCTAAATTGTGGCACCAACAAAACATCATCATATGATAATCCCTCTCGCATCTTTTCTCCTTATTTAGAATGCTTATCTGCTATGGATGATGCCGCAAATGCATCTGGCTTTATCTTACATTTAAAGCCATTGCCGTTGGCATATCCAATTAACATGTCTGAAAACTTACTAGTTTTCGTATTTTTGTTTGAACTACTAACGTCCAGGTGTAATTCAATGTTCATTTGTGGGCAGAAGCGCAGCAATTCCATGCCAACATCAATTGAGTTCTGAACTTCTGCCATAATCCTAACCATCAAAGTTGTAAATTTTCCTGATTTAAAGATATTGCGTTTTATAAAATATCTTCCACCTTGCTGACCTGATGCGCTGCGTAAGCATATTGCCGTTGAAAAAACACACTCTCTCTTGTGAAGAAAGCTATCGCTACCAATATAAACCGTACCGCCTGCTTTCGCGTGATGCTCAACAAGCCCAATTATCTCTTCAAAACTCACGCGGGCTCCGGACCCGGTAAACCAACTACTCATTATTAATTTTCTCAAGATATCTTTGTAGGTACCAAATCGCCTTTTCAATATCTTCTGCTGACTTTCCTTTATGCTTGTGTCTGGCAATGTATTTAATAACATTACCGCAGTGAAAATCCAAATTCCAATCTTCAATTACTTCAATTGCCTCAATATTCGCGGAATTATAATGTCCTGGGTGATCCACTGAATTGGGTTTGTCAATAGTAATCCCTCGTAGGCTTCGCTCGTCTGCGTCAGCCAAGCTAAACATTTCACGACAACCCTGTTTGCTCAATTTCATTAGAAGCCACCGCCATGGTGACCATTCAAAGGGTTGGGAGTTTTCGAGTCTGTACTCCCCAAAGCGCCGTCGCCACGGTTTGACATTGTTATGTCATCATGATAAAGACTACGCGTCGCCACTTCTTGCGCGCGAAAATGAACTACTGGTACCATTACCAGCTGCGCAATCTTTGCGTCACGCTCAATGTGTTGAGTTTCTGAGCCAATATTATGGAGATCAATAAACACCTCTCCGTCATACCCGCTATCAACTATGTGCGCGCCGACGACAAGAGAACGTTTTGCCCCCATACTAGATCGATTGCACACTTGTAACATATAGCCGTGCGGCACGCCAAAGCTTAAGCCAGTCGGCAAAAGCATATTCTTTCCAGGCTCAATAGAACAAGACGATACCATTGAGTCTTTGGGACAATAATATACGTCCAAACCCGCGTCGCTTGGATTAGACCTGGTTGGTGATTGGGCCGAGAGCCTCTTTTTGTTATATTCAATTATCATTTATAAATTTCCTTTCGCTTTTTTAATTGCATCTGATATAGCATGCGTCGCCTCATCACTAATTGTATTGCCTAAAAACCAAACTGTTCCTATGTTTAATTCTCTGCATAAATCGACTTCTGGTGTATTCTCCACCGATCGATTTCCGCCATTTCCAAAGAAATCTGGCTTAAGTTTCCTCAAAGCTGAACAAACCGTATCATTTGAATCATCGACTGAGATGACTTCGACCACTCCTGGCAATTCCATGAGTATGTCTCTTCTCATATTCCAGTCGACAAAATGCTTACTATTCCACCTTCGGCGCGCACACCACTCGTCACTATTTAAGATGATCACTACGTCACCAATATTTGCGGCGTCCAGTATCATTGCCGTATGACCCGCGTTAGGGGGATCGAAGCCGCCGCTAAGGGCTATTACTTTCTTCATTTTCTTCCATTTGCTTTATAAAATCTTGTGCTTTTTTCCAGCACTCTGGACAATATAGACGCACCTGTCCCTTGTCGCGACGAACAACCACATTCCAAGCTTGGACTTGCTCCTTTGAGGTTTTATCAAAGGCAGCTTGACACACCAAGCATTCGTCACCTAATTTATTAAAAAGTCCTATCTTATTTTCTAGTTCTTTTTCCGCACGCTTCTTTTTCTTTCGTGCCATTTTTCTTTTTAAGCTTCCCATTCTTCTATTATTATACTATCGAAAACTTAAAAGTCAAGAACTATTCTTCTTTTTTATTAAAAAGACTTCTTTTTCTACGCGGCTTTTTAGCGGGTGCAGCTGCAGCAGGCTCGGCGACAGGCTCTGGCGTCGGCTGGGGCTCAGGTGCAGGTGCAGGCTTTGCTCGCGGTGGCTTAGGCGCAGGGGCGGCCTTCTTGCTAGCCTCTTCGGCTTTGCGCTTGGCTGCTTGCTCTGCTTCATGTCTTCTATCTCTACGTTTCTTTGGGCCGGGCATAATATTCTCCTTTTGCAAATGAATCTGCTAACTTAAATAGATTTAAAGTGACAAATTATCCCAATAATTTAAAATTGTAGTGCATAGACCGTGTAGAGAAGCCCCAAGTTTCGTTATAATCTAATTTTGCCATGTAGGGGCGATTAAGCTGAATCTGGTCAGAATCTCTAACACCCCAGCATCTAATTTTTGTAATTTCAGACGTCGTGTCAATAACATTAAGAATCCAATAAGGCTTGCCGTTCTTGGTCTTCTTGCGTACGATCTCACGAGGAACAAACCAAGCAACACCCAATTCAGGATCCCAGTTGCCCAGAGGAGGAACAAGATGCTTATCCAAGCTTTCAACAATCTCATCATCCATCACCAGTTCAAAAGGAAATATACCGGTTAAAGAGCTAATATGTGTAATTCTCTCAGCTTTTGTAAAATCTCCCATGGATTCGTAGATTTCTACATGCTCCTTGAACTTCTTATTATTTTTTGGCCTATCGTCAACGACTGATGCCCAAAAATGCTTCAAGCCCGAAAAACGATCGTCTATCAAGTCATCTAAAGCTCCGCTAAGACACAGCACGTTCAAGGCTTTTTTATTGAGTTTTGAATAAGCTATATCCGCATTGAAAATAAGATCCTCTATCTCCTTGTATGGACGATGCGCTACTATTTGTGCAATAGCTTTGTCGCCTAAACCTTTGATTGAACTTAAAGGCTGGATTAGAGTCTTGCCATCTTCACTAATTTCCCATTGTTTGCCAGAGGTATTAATATCTAAAACAGCGATGTCAAATCCATGCTTTTTAGCTAGACTGATTGCCGCTTCTTTTCTTGATTCTGGCTCTTTGTCTAAAAACGCTGCTGTCCAGCACTCAGGATAATAATTTAGAAGCCAAGCGCACTGGTATGATAGGACAGAATAAGAAACAGCATGAGACTTATTAAACCCATATCCAGAGAAATATTCAAAATTCTGCCAAATTTGGCTAGCTGTGGCTCTATCGATGGAGTTTTGTGCGCAACCTCGAATAAACTTGTCCTTAATCTCATCTTTCTGTTCATGTCCTTTTCCTGTACCTTTTTTAGTTAAAAGCTTCCTTAGCTTGTTGCCCTCTTCTAGGGAGATATTGTCGCCTAGCTTGTGTGCCAGCAATGCAATTTGCTCTTGAAAAATTAGAAAGCCTGCCGTCTCTTCTGTCACTCCCTTTACAATATCATTTACATAACGAATATCATCTGGATTGTTCTTTGCCTTGGCATAAAGCTTATCAACGTTGGCGCTTAGGGGCCCGGGCCTATAAATAGATGTAATTGCAGAAATATCAATAATATCTTTAGGTTTCGCACTTTTGCAGAACCTTTGAGCGCCGTCGTTGGTGAACTGGAATACACCAACAAACTTTCCTTCGCCAAAGATATTATCATAAACATTCTTATCGTTTAAGTTTAAAACATCGGGATGTAAAACCTTATTGTAATATTCATTAATATCTTCAAAGGTTGGATTTTCTACGCCCTCGTGTCTCTTTAGTATATGACCAATTGCTGACTCAATCATTTCTAGCGTCGAGAGGCCAAGCAAGTCAAACTTAATGAAACCAAGGGGCTCCAAGTGTCTTACGTTCTGACCTTCTGCCCAAGGCGTCTGAATCACACCGCCGCGATTAATAAGAGGCATGTGCTTGTCCAAGTTCTCTCCAATGACAACGCCGCCGGCATGGCGACTAACTGAACGTACCTGTCCATATAGTGCCTCAATATGTGTCTTGATGTGAGGATACTTCTTTAAGAAGCTTTGCAGGCTATCAGAGAACTCCATCACCTCTTCAAAAGTTGGAACATAAAGGCCAGCTTTGATACCATTCTTGGCTTTAGCGCCTGGAGTGGCCTCCCTAACCATTACATTTGTGACCTTGTTAACTTCTGCAAATGGCACCTCATAGAACTTTCCAATGTCTTTGACCAGAGAGCGCAGCTGTAAGGTGTTATAATTTGAGATCGGTACAACAGTCGACTCGCCCCACTCTTCAGCCAAAATCTCTTTGAGACCAAACGCATCGCTGACATCATAGTCAATATCTGGATAATCCGTAGCGTCAGATCTTAAGAAGCGACTAAAGAGAAGGCCGTACTTGATTGGATCTACTTGTGTGATACCCAAGACATAAGCTACCAGAGAGCCTGCGGCAGATCCTCGTCCGGGGCCGGAAAGCATATTATCGTTTGCCTTGTCGGCAATTGCTTTCATCGTCAAGAAATACTTTGAGAAACCTCTGTCGATAATCACATTCAATTCGTGACGTAGCCTTTCTGCGTACTCGCTATTATTATCCAAGCCCATGCTACGAAGACAGCCAATAGAAACCTTAAGCAAAGCTTCATCTGCAGTCACGCCTTCAGGCACAACAAAGTCAGGCAGACGAACTGTATCGTCTGGCATGAAATCTTCGATGCGCTCGTGAGCGATAAAGTGTGTCTTCACGATAGAATCATATACCAAATCATCGTCATAGACAACCTGACACTCTTCAGAGTATTTCTTGTAGGACTCCCACATTTGATCGCCATTCTTTGGATATAACTCCATGCCCATCTCATCAACATCGATTGGCAACTCAGAACTTAGCCATGGCGGCTTATTGGTACGATTAAGGAAGCCTAAACGCTTATACAATTCGCGATCTTTAAATGCCCCGGGGCTTGGATAATGACTGTCTGCAGTAGAAATAAGCTCTAGGCCAGTCTCTTGATGAATTTGAATAATATGCTGGTTTAATTTATGTTGTTCTGGTACATTATTCCACTGTAGCTCTCCATACCAGCGATCTCCTAGGATCGATTGCATGCGGTCAGTTGTGTCTCGCATTGCCTCCATGATTGCATCAGGGCCGTCGTCTCGATTATCCCAATAATCGCCGGCGTAAACGCCACCCAGACAAGCAGACGAAGCGATAATCCCTTCATTGTATTTCTCCAATAGTTTATAGTCGACACGCGGATAACGATAAAATCGATCACCCTGGTGTGTTTCAGATACAATCTTGAAGATGTTATTCAAGCCAGTTTGATTTTGTGCAAGAAGAACCAAGTGGCGGCGGGCCTTGATGATATTGTTCTTTTGCTTTGAAGCGCCTTCGTCCTCTGTAACCAGTCGGCCATCATCTTTCTCTAAAGATCTAGCCGCTTTTTTGTCTGCTTTTGCTTCTTCATATGCCTCTTTCCACTTTGTAATTGAAGGTACAAAGTACGCTTCAACCCCAAAGATAGGCTTGAAATTCTTACCTTCATCCTTCATCTTCTTAGCTTGTAGAACCTGATAGGATGTTCCATTCATGTTGCCATGATCAGTGAGTGCCAGTGCATCACAACCGTTTTCATAAGCAAAATTCATGTGGTCTTGAGGATATCCAAATCCATCAAAAGGCGATCCCACCACGCTGTGTGCATGCAGACCAACAAAAGGAATCTTAGACTTTGTGCGCTTCATTCTTTCTCCATTGTAGCGATTCTAACATATGAACTAGACAATGAAAGTAAAGCTAAAATA